GTTGGACATGGGACATACCACTATGGAATAGAATTGGTAAAGGATATGTTTACTCAAGTAGATTTTGTCGTAAGGAGCAAGCAAGAAAAGATTTTGTAGAACATCTTAGATATAAAGTTGGTAAGAAGAGAGCAGATGAAGCAGAGTTATTTCATATTGATATAAAGCATGGAAGGAGAGAAAGAGCATGGGTTAATAATGTAGTAGGTATAGGATTATCATACGGATTTGTAGAACCATTAGAGTCTACTGGTCTGTTAACAACACATGAGAATATACTTAGACTAGTAACAGTTTTAAATCAAAGGGATGGATATGTAACAAGAACAGAGAAAGAAGGATTTAACTGGATATGTAATTACACAGTTGATAACTTTATTGATTTTGTTGCAATGCATTATGCGTTCTCTATGAGAACTGATACACCATATTGGAGGTGGTGTACACAACAAAACTTCTATAATCCAGAGCAAGTAACACAGAATGTTCCTATGCATCAAAGTATAGAACAGTTCATGTCATCAACCTATGGTGAAGGATGGCATGTAAATATGAATGGAATACCATTTATAGCTGCAGGTCATGGAATAAGATCTACATCGTACTTAAAGAGATCTCAATACCAATTAAAAGAAAACATGGTAGCAGAAGATGAACTACCAGATGTTAGAAGAAAGTATTTACAATGGAAAGATTACTTCAGTAAATACGTTGCACAATTACCCTCACATTATGAGTTCTTGAGAGATGAAATTTACAAATCCGTTTAGAAAAAAATCTTGGATCAGGTTTTATTCGTTAGAACCTGCTGTTACTGATCTCTATCCAATTAAACCTGCTAGTAATCATAAAAGATCATGGGTTCAAGGTGAGAGAAAGAAATCAAAATGCCCAGTATCAGGTTTAATATCAACTGCTAATTGTCCTGGCATTAAAAATTTAATGTCATCAGGTTATATTGTACCTGCACCTGCTGATTTTAAGATAAGAACAAATGGTGATGGCATCTCAGTAGATTGGGAAGCAACTTGGTTATTTAAAATGGGTGGTAATAAAAGATCATATATTGGTAAGCATGATGAAACACAAGTTGAACCATTATTAGACGACCCTAGTAAATCATTAAAGACAGTAGTAAAGATAGAAACTCCTTGGAGAGTTAAAGCTAGTGATGATATTGTATTACTACAGTTACCAGTCAACTATAATAATGAGAAAAGATTTACAGCAGCAACTGGTTTATTAGACCCAAGATACGGTCATGTAATACACGCACAATTATTTTGGCATGTATTAGAAGGTGAAACTCATGTCAAGGCAGGAACTCCATTGATACAGTATATTCCAATGCATAGAAAATACTTGCAAAATAGTAATTTTGAGACTATAATAGACTCTGCAGGTGATGTAGAGTGGCAGATGGAAGAATCTTTCGAGTATGCTAATCAATCACAATTTATTGCAGAGGACACTGTACAGAACCGTCTAAATAGAGTGATGACAGTATTCAACAAGTATCGTAACAAAGGTTTTAAACTATGAGCGAAATTCAATTTTCTGGGTTACCAGGTGATAACGTGCAAAACCCTGCACCTGCTATAGACCCTAAAACAGGTCAAGCATTTGCAGACCATAAACCAGACGATTCACCAAAACATTTGGCAGAATTTAAAATGGAAACTATTGATGATTTAATCAATAATTTCAATGGTCAATACAATAAGGCACATGAACAAGTTGAAAAACTAGAAGCGGATTTTAAAGACACTAAACTAAATCCTTATGGTGTAACACAAATTGACTTCAGTAAGAGACAAGAACTAAAGGAGCATATGTCTCGACTAGAAGGTGCTATCAATGGATTAAAAATAGCACAAGAGACATTTCATTTAGATGATGTTAAAGTAAAAAATCCTGGTAAAAAATACGATTCACTATGATAATCGCTGAAGATTATTCTGGCGAAGGATTGCATTTATGGCATCCTTATGTTTTTAAATATGAGTTTGATTTTAGTGATATACTACCAAAGATCAGACCAACATACGAAGCAGCTTTGAATCATTGGGCAGCAAAGACAGATCAAACTCAAGTAGAATCTATACCTAACTCTACTACATCAAGAGTAGGTAGATATGAGTACACATTAGAACCTCATAATCAAGAATGTATGCAACCATTTAATAATTGGTTAGGATCAAGAATTAGTTGGGTATGGGATCAATTTGGTTATCTAGGAGCAGAAAGTGAGATCAGTCAATCATGGTTTAATAGACATGAGAAGGGAGGACAGACTAAAGAACATACACATAATTGTATTGAATTAGTTGTAGCATCTTACTTACAAAATGATGGAGAAGGTCAAGGTAATATAGAAATAAAAGACCCATTAGAATATCATAAGACAGGTTATCCTTATGATGCAGAGAAAGAAGTATGGAAAGAAATTAAATGCCCTACTAATACAGTTTTAATATTTCCTGGTTGGGTTAATCATAGAAGTCAAGTAAATAAAGTTGGTGGTGAGAGGATGGTGATGACATATAATATTAATGCTAGACTATTCAAATGTGATGTTTATGAAAACAGATTTGTTTTACCGAACACTCTTAATGCAGCATGAGTTTCCTGATCTGATAAAGATCAAGAAACCAACTGATTGGAATGTAGAGTATATAAAATTAACTGACGATATAGGATATTATGTCGCTGATGACCCTTTTGAAGATGGGTCATTTGACTTGTACAAATCATTAGCAGCAACATTTCCTATAATGACTGACACTAATAAAACTAATTGTAGGGATGCAAACCCATTTGCAACTATACATCTACCACACTGGTGTTGTATTGAAATTTTTAGATTAATGAGAGGATATTTTAGGACATGGTTTGGTGACGCAGAAGTAGAACAACTACATTTAACAGAGTGGGGTAATCTATATTTTAAAGAGGAAAGTTTCCCTTGGGATTATTTTAGACTACCTCATGTAGATGGTGCTAAAGGATTAGTTTCTAATTTATGGTTTACAACTAACCCTGACTCAGGAACTAAGATATACAAATATCATGGTAATTTATATAAAGGTCAAGATGATAAACTATACTATGATTTCATGGTAGATCAAGAGCATCCATTGTTCAATGAAGTCAAAGAGTTGTGTACTCACATGAAGAGATTAGATGGATGGAAAAATTTATCTGATGATGAAGAGAGACACTATGGTTTTGAGTGTGTTGGAATAGCACCCTGTAAAGAAGGAACTATGACATTATATGATACAGAAATATCACATACACCTTACATAGAAGACTCATGTGATTTTAGATGGTCACACGCATATTGTATTCAATGAAAGCATTTACACTTCATAAACAAGAAGATAATCTCAATGATTTTATTTTTGAGTCAACAATAACAGACAAGAATGTATGTAATTATCTCATAGATCAATATCATATGATGGAGCATCATCAAGGTAGAGTCAGTAGGGATGATACAGAAAATTTTGTCAATACTAATATGAAGGTAGCAGAACAAAGTTTTGTTGAACCAGATCATGCATCATACCAGACAATATATGAGTGTATAGATAAGACAATTAAATCATTACCATACGGATTAACTATACCGTATGATATGAGATCAACAGAATATTCTATTAGAAGGTATCCGAAAGGAGAAGGACATTTTGGAACTCATGTTGACACTATGAGTAAAGTAACGTATAATAGAATACTTGCCTTTATACTATATCTCAATGATGTTGAAGAGGGTGGTGAGACTGAATTTATTACTCTTAACAGATTAGTGAAACCAGAAACAGGGAAAGTATTATGTTTTCCTTGTAATTTTATGTTCCCTCATAAAGGCAACATCCCTATTTCAAACGACAAGTACATTGTAACTGCATTTGTGTATCCTCAATGGTAAATAACGATTACAAATTATATGAAATTGACCCTATTCATTGTGATATAGATCATGATAAATTAGTTCAATATGTCGATATGTCAAAGGCAAAGTTTGAACATTTATTTGATGATAAAACACATGATACTGGTTTCTATTATCTCTATAATTTTTTTAGTATAGCATCATGTAATAAGGACACATACAATTTATATCTTGCTATTGTAAAATGTATTAAAGATTATTTTGAAGTAAATAATATACCAAAAGATAATGTATGGATGCAGATGTGGATGAACATACATGATAAAGATCAAGTATTAAAATCTCATTCACATGATTTCCCTTATCATGGTTATTTCTCATTAACACCTCAAAAGACTGATACTGTATTTCAAGATAAGATTAATGGAAAAGAATTGTATAGAATAAAGAATAGTCCATATCAAGTTTATATTGGTGTTGGTAGCAGACCTCATTATGTTGATGTATTAGAAGATTATACAGATAAAAGAATTACATTTGGATTTGATATACAAACCAATGAATTAGTTACTGGTAACTTTAGTTTTATACCAATAGTATTATGATTAATCTCGATTTATATTTCCCTACACCAGTATGGTGGACAGATACTAATCTCAATAATGAATATCTAAAAGATATAGTATATAATAAAAAAACTGATAATCCAGAAGGGAGAGAGATTAGTAATTATGGTGGATGGCAGTCAAATGTATTTCCCTCAACTCATGTACCACCATTATGTGAAGTAGCAATTCAAATAGCAGATCAAGTTAAACAAGACATGGGATTAAATCCATATACTGCATTTGATGTAGATAATTTATGGTGCAATATTAATAATCAAGGTCACTCAAATCAAATACATATACATCATGGTTCATTCTTATCAGGTGTATATTATGTTCAAGCAAATGAGAATAGTGGCGATCTTATTTTTTATAAAGATTTTGATAAACAATATATGAAAACTACTGATACAGAAATAATAAATCATACACCATTAACAGGTGATGTAGTTAGATATAAACCTAAAACTGGTAGGATGTTTGTATTTCCTGGTTGGTTACCTCACTCAGTTGATACCTGTATAGATAATACAGACAGAGTATCCATTGCTTTCAACATACAAATTAGAAAATGATTCAAACTATTGAAAATATTATTCCAGAATCTCATCAAGATTTCCTTTTAAGTAAGGTAACTGATTTAAGTTTTGATTGGCATTTTATGCCTGATGTAACTTACGTTGAAGAGGGAGAAGGACATAACACACCAGGATTTGCTCACGTTCTAGTCAATGGACAGAAGAGATCAGGTCAGGAAGATATGTTCATGGCTCCACTCAATGAATATTTGTATAGAACAAATCAAAAGTTAGGTGCATTACATAGAATGAGATTAGGATGTTTGCTGGCTAATTGTGACCAAGAACATAACAATAAGCATATTGATTTTAACTTTGAACATAAAGTAGGACTGTACTATTTGAATAATAGTGATGGTGATACGTTGGTATGGGATGATGACATAGTAACAAAAGTATCACCTAAGAAGGGAAGGTTTTTTGTATTTGATGGAAAGTTTCCTCATGCAAGTTCATGCCCTAAAGAACATACAACTAGGATTGTTCTAACATATAATTTTTCCACAAGATGAGACTACCATTAACAGTAGTAGATAACTTTTTTGAGACACCAACACTTGTAAGAAACTTTGCATTACAGCAAGAGTTTTTTAAAGGTGATAGAGGTAATTGGCCAGGTATTCGCACTAAGTTTTTAGATGAATTAGATATAAATTTTTTCAATACATTTCATGATAAACTATTAAATTATATACCTAGAAATTATAAAGGATTTCAACATTTAGAAGCAACATTTCAGTCAATAGATGAGACATATAAAAGAGGATGGGTTCATAATGATGACCCTAAGTGGAATGTAGCAGGGATTGTATATTTAAACAACGATAAACCTAAACAAGATTGTGGAACTACATTTTATGATGATAGAGATACATCAAATGATGGAGACCATAGTAAAGAATATTGTGATGATGTAAATGATAATATAGGACAGAATGAAGATGTAAGAGATAAAGTCAATTCAAGATGGGTACCTAGTATGCTTGCAGAAAATAGATGGAATCGTTGTGTTATATCTGACTCAACTAGATGGCATAGTGCAGGTAGATTCTTTGGACATAATAAGGAAACATCTCGATTGACTCTAGTATTTTTTGGGAGAGTGATATGAATGATATTATAGTTGTAGATAATTTCATAACAAAAGATTATGCAGATCACATAGAACAAATAGTTAATGAAAAAGATTTCCCATTACATTTTAGAAAGGGAATTGTAACTAACGAAGATGAACATGAAGGCAATGTAGATGGGTTCATTCATATGTTATATGAAGTTCAAAAACCTGTATCACCTAGATTTCCATTAATATATCCTATGGTATTAAGTATTACTGAAGCAACTGGTATTAAATGGAATGTATTAGAAAGACTAAGATTTAATTTCATGCTAGGTAATAAGCAGTCTAAACTATTACATCATGCACCACATACTGACAATTACACACCACATTGGTCAGCAATATATTATGTTCATGATTGTGATGGTGATACATTTTTCTTTGACCAAAAACTAACAGAGTTTACAGAAGAAGAATCATATAGAATAACAAATGAAAACAAGTGGACAATTAAACAAAGAGTATCACCTAAGAAAGGCAGACTAGTCATGTTTGATGGTGTAAGGTTTCATGCTAGTTCATTCACTACAACTAATCCATTTAGATGTGTACTCAATATGAATTTCTCATGATAAACGTAGTCAAACAAGTCATCAATAAACAAACGTGCGAGGTGTTATGTAATAGTATGGAACTCATGAGAGTGAGTATGGGCAACCCACCTGACCCAACTATCAATAATGCATTTGGATAT